CCCAGATTTTATAGTCTGGGTTTTTTTATGTATATTATAACATAAATGATTTTATAATTTAAATTTTAATTCTATGAGTACATTTGATGCAGTACTTGCACAGTACGAGAAAAACAAAAACGCCACAAGTGGCAACAACAACAAGATATCCTCCGAGGATAGATTAAAACGTTATTTTACAACCGTATTACCTAAGGGTTCTAAAGGTGAAGAAAGACGTATCCGTATTTTACCTACAAAAGATGGTTCTTCACCATTCGTAGAGGTAAAGTTCCACGAAGTTCAAGTGGACGGAAAATGGGTTAAATTGTATGACCCAGCACAAGAAGGAAAACGTTCTCCATTAAATGAAGTTTGCGAAGGATTAATGATGAGTGGTGTTGATTCTGACAAAGAATTAGCTCGCACATACCGTTCTCGCAAGTTTTATATCGTTAAAGTGATCGATCGCGATCATGAAGCTGATGGAGTTAAATTTTGGAGATTTAAACATAATCACAAAGGTGATGGTGTTATTGACAAAATCTTCCCAATCTTCCGTAACAAAGGTGATGTTACCAATCCTGAAAATGGCCGTGATCTAATCTTGTCTTTAGCTTTAACAAAAGCTGGTACAGGTAAAGAGTACACAGTTATCAATTCAGTATTAAACGACGACCCAAGTCCTTTACACACTGACGCAGACGTTGCAAAAACGTGGTTAGACGATGAATTGACTTGGTCTGATGTTTACTCTAAAAAGGGTGAAGATTATTTGGAAATGGTTGCAAGAGGTGAAGTTCCACGTTGGGATTCAACAAGCAACAAATGGGTTTCTAATTTAACAACAGAAGAAACTATCGGAGCACCGAAGTCTTCAACTCCTGTTGTTGATCCACAAGACGATGCAGATGTAGATGGTGATTTACCATTCTAATTATTAACGGAGGGGTGGAGATAACGTCAGAAACCCCATTTTTAAAAACAAATTATGGCAGGTATTAAAAAAACAGACTTTTCGGCGATTAAGAAGAAATTCTCAAAAGAGGCCGAATACAAACCAGATCGTTTCTTCGATTTGGGTAATGCCTTCTTGGATGCATGTGGTATTCCGGGTCCTGCAATGGGTCACATCAATATGTTATTAGGACATAGCGATACGGGTAAAACAACCGCACTTGTTAAGTCAGCGGTGGATGCTCAAAAGAAAGGTGTTGTTCCTGTGTTTATTATTACTGAACAGAAATGGAGTTGGGATCATGCTGAATTGATGGGGTTTGATAGAAACGGAGACTATCTTTTCAACAGCGACTTTGAGTACATTGAACAAATCACAGATTATATCAATGAACTAATAGATGCACAAGAGAAAGGAGATTTACCTCACGATTTATTAATCTTATGGGATTCGGTAGGTTCAGTTCCATGTAAAATGACTTATGATGGTAAAGGTGGTAAACAACACAATGCGTCGGTTTTAGCGGACAAAATTGGAATGGGTATCAACCAACGTATTTCAGGTTCAAGAAGAACAGATAAACCTTATACGAACACTTTAATCATTGTTAACCAACCTTGGGTAGAATTGCCAGATAATCCTTTCGGACAACCGAAGATTAAAGCAAAAGGTGGAGAAGCAATTTGGTTAAACTCAAGTATCGTATTCTTATTTGGAAATCAAAAAGGAGCGGGAACAACAAAAATCTCTATCACAAAAGATAAGAGAAAAGTAAAAATTGCAACAAGAACTAAAATCTCTATCATGAAAAACCACATCAATGGTTTGGGATATGAGGATGGACGTATCTTGGTTACATCACACGGATTTATGCCAGGTAGAGAAGATGGTGAAGAAAAGAAATCTATCGAGGATTATAAAAAAGAAAGTGGTGATTACATCAGTAAGATGTTAGGTGTTAATGTTACAGACATCACAGACGTAGAAGTTGTAACAGAAGATAGTGATCTTTAAATTTAACAAATGTCGGTTTTACTTGTTGATGGTGATAATCTATTAACTATTGGTTATTACGGAGCGAAGAATGTGTTTTATAAAGGAACACATATAGGTGGTATCTACCACTTTCTAAACACCTTAAGAAGATCTTTTGAAGAATACCAATTAGACAAGATTGTTGTTTTTTGGGATGGCTTTGAAGGATCACAAAATAGAAGAAGAATATATTCTCACTACAAGGAAAATAGAAGACAAAGAGTTAGAACAGAAGAAGATTTACAATCTTATAACTACCAAAGAGAACGTATCAAACAGTATCTTGAGGAGTTATATGTCAGACAAGGAGAATTTGAGTATTGTGAGACTGATGACAACATCGCTTACTATACTCAAAACTCACCTGACGAAAGAAAAATCATTTATTCATCAGACGGGGACTTAACCCAACTCGTTTCAGAAAACACACAAGTTTACAATCCTTCACACAGGAAATTATATTCAAAGAATGATATAATCGTTTACGATCACGAAGAAATCCTTATCGAAAATGTTCGATTGGTAAAAATGATTTGTGGTGACTCATCAGACAACATAGCAGGAATAAGAGGAATGGGATTAAAAAGATTATTGTCTTTTGTCCCTGAACTAAGAAATCAACCAATTACGGTTGATCAGGTTAGAGATAAGTGCAACCTATTATTTGAACAAGACAAACACAATAAGTCAATTGCTAATTTATTGACTGGTGTGACAAAACACGGTGTTCTCGGTGAGGAATTCTTCGACGTAAACAATAGGATAGTAAGTTTGGATGAACCATTTTTAACAGACGAGGCAAAAGGGGTTATTGACCTACTGATTAGTGAATCGTTAGATCAAGAAGGAAGATCGTACAAGAATGCCATGAAGATGATGAATGAAGATGGACTTTTTAATGTTCTACCAAAATCAGAAGATGCGTGGATTAATTTTTTAAACCCTTTTCTAAGATTAACAAGAAAAGAAAAAAATATAAAAAACAATATAAAAAAAACAATTAAAGTAAGACCTTATGAGTAGAGATTACCAAAATCAAGAGAACATCACAAAATTCGAGTTTCTTTTGTCTTTAGAAGGACACATTGTGTGTCAAAGATTTTTTAACGTTAGAGACCACGTTGACCAAGCAAGACGATCATTAGATCTTCACTATTATGTAAAAAATATTTGTGACGATTTTATGGAAGATTTGAAAATAAAAAGTTCTAACTATCTATGCGAAAATCAAAACTATATCCTTCATTCAGAGGTTGTGGATGAGACATTAACACAAGAAAAAGAACATTTTTTATTGGAAATTAAGTTAGGAGATGATGTATTTATTCAAAGACTGTTTCCCGCGTATGTTTATCATCCAAAGGCGAGATACACAGTAGATATCCGTCCAAGATTGAAAAGAATTCTTTCCGATCTAACGGACATCCTGTCTTCGGAAGAATTGGAAACAAGTTATTTAGGATACGAATTATAAGAAAAAACAATATATAATAAACACTATGGAAGAAAGGAATTTTGGGTATTTGGGATTTTCGTTTCAACAGTCCCTTATCAAAGCAATTATTGAAGATAAGAAGTACGGAGAAACAATTATTGATGTATTAGAGAGTAAGTTTTTTGATAATAACTCATTCAGATTTATTATGGAAAACACAAAGGAGTTGTATAAAAATTACAACAAAATCCCGGATTACAATACATTGGCACAGAAAATCATGGCTGAAGGCGGCAACAAAGATTCCTCTAAAATTCATGTTGATACATTAGAAGCAATTAAAAATAACGAGTCTCAAATTGAATACGTAAAAGACACCGCACTTAATTTCTGTAAACAACAAAACTTGAAAAGAGAATTAAAAAGTGTACAGAGTATTATCGAAAGTGGTGAGTTTGAGGCTTACAATAAGATTGAGGAAATTATCCAAAAAGCATTACAAGTTGGTATTTCCAATGATGAAGCAACGGATGTATTCCATGATATCGACGGAGCGTTAGAGAAGGACTTTAGACACCCATTACCGACAGGTATTGTGGGAATTGACAACTTACTTAAAGGTGGTCTTGGGATTGGAGAATTGGGGATTGTATTAGCACCTACGGGTACTGGTAAAACTACCTTACTTACAAAGTTTGCGAACACCGCTTATAACTTAGGTTATAACGTTGTACAAATTTTCTTTGAGGATAATCCGGGTAATATTAAAAGAAAACACTATACAATTTGGACAGAAATTGCTCCAGATTCACAACCTGATTTTAAAGATGAGGTTAAGATGAAAGTAGAAGAGGCACAGGCTAAATCTAAGGGTAGTTTAAAGTTATTAAAATTAGCTAGTGACAATGTTACCGTTTCTGAAATTAAAAATAAAATCAGAAAGATGAACTCAGAAGGCGGTAAAAAAGTTGACTTATTAGTTTTAGATTATGTTGATTGTATATCAACTGATAAATCAACTAACGGCGAAGAATGGAAAGGTGAAGGATCGGTTATGAGAAGTTTAGAGTCTATGACATCTGAATTTGAAATGGCAATATGGACCGCAACACAAGGTAACCGTGAATCAATTTCATCAGAAGTTGTAACAGGAGATCAAATGGGAGGTTCGATTAAGAAAGCACAAATTGCTCACGTTATATTATCTATCGGTAAAACGTTAGAACAAAAAGAACATAACTTGGCAACACTTACGTTATTAAAATCACGTATCGGTAGAGATGGTGTTGTTTTCCAAAACTGTAAATTCAATAACGAGTTCCTTATTATTGATACAGAGTCTCAAAATACATTGTTGGGACACGAAGAGCAAAAAGTCCAAATAAATGCTAACAGAGCGGCAGAAGCATTTAAGAGGCGACAACAGGTAGCAACTAAACAATAAACACAAATAAAGTAAAAAGAACAAATGCAGAAAGGTAAAAAATTTCTGAGTGACTTGAAGTTACACTCAGATTATTTCAAATGGTTAGAGGATAAGGGTCGTTATGAAACATGGGAAGATGCTTGTGAAAACATCATCGACGGACACAGAAAAAAATATGCACAATATGCTGACGCTATTGAGCCGTATTTACAAAGTGCTGTTGAAAGTATGAAAGATCAAGCGGTATTAGCTTCACAAAGAAACTTACAATATCGACATGAACAAATTATGAAACATAATACGAGAATGTTTAACTGTACATCAGGACACATTGCTCGTAATAGAGTATTCCAAGAGATTTTCTATCTTGCATTATCTGGTTGTGGATTTGGTGGAGGTTTATTAATTCCTTTCGTAAACAATTTAAGTAGAATACAAAAGAGAACTTTAGGTACAAAGACTTTTTATATTGAAGATTCAATCGAAGGTTGGGCAAATGCATTAGGTGTATTATTATCATCTTATTTTGTAGATGAACAACCGTTCCCTGAATATGCTGGATATGAAGTTAAATTAGATTATTCTTTAATTCGTGAGAAAGGTGCGTTCATTAGCGGAGGTTTCAAGGCGCCTGGTCCTGATGGTTTAAAACAATCATTAGAAAAAATTGAACAATTAATTGAAAAATGGATAGCAACTGAAGGTGAAAAAATCCGTCCTATCTTAGCATTTGATATTATTTGTCATTCGGCAGATGCTGTATTATCAGGTGGTGTTAGGCGTTCAGCATTAAATATGATCGTAGATCCTAACGATACTGAAATGATTCACGCTAAGACCGGTAATTGGAGAATAGAGAATCCACAAAGAGGTCGTAGCAATAACTCTGTATTATTATTAAGAAGTGAAGTTGTTAAAGAACAATTTAATTACTTGGTACAATTAAATGATGGTGCAAATGACATTGGTTTTGTATTTGCCAATAGTTGGTTTGATATGTTTAACCCATGTTTTGAAATTTTAAAAATCCCAGTATTAGATACAATTGATTTTGGTAAAATAAAATATGATGAAGTTGAACAATATGTTAAAGACAACAAATCTAAATTTGGTATTCAAGGTTGTAATTTAACCGAGATTAATGCTGAAAAGGCAACAACAAAAGAAAAGTTTTTAAAGGCTTGTAGAGATGCGTCTTTCTTAGGCACATTACAAGCGGGCTATACTCACTTCCCTTATTTAGGTGAAACAAGTAAAGCAATTTTTGAAAGAGAGGCTTTATTAGGTGTTAGTATTACAGGTTGGATGAATAACCCTAAATTGTTTAATGCTGAATTATTGGAAGAAGGTGCTCAAGCTGTAAAAGATGCAAACAAAGAATTGGCGGCAGTGATTGGTATTAACCAAGCGGCTAGAACTACTTGTGTAAAACCATCAGGTAACGCATCAGTTGTATTAGGAACAGCATCAGGTATTCACCCTGAACATTCTGAAAAGTATTTCCGCATCATGCAGTTAAACAAAGAAAGTAATACAGCTAAATGGTTAGAAGAAAATATGTCTTTCCTATTAGAGGAGAGCGTATGGTCTTCAACTAAATCTGATTATGTTGTATTTGTACCTGTTGAAAATCCAAAAGTTGGTTTATTCAAAAAAGATATGAAAGGTATTAAACACCTTGAATTGATTAAATTGGTTCAACAACATTGGGTGAATGCTGGAACTAATCCTGAATTGTGTGCTTATATGCCGGTTAATCATAACACTTCTTGCACAGTTATTATTGATGACAAAGATGCTATCGTTGATTACATTTGGGAACAAAGAGACTTCTTTACGGCGGTTAGCTTTATGTCAGATTATGGCGATAAAGATTTTAACCAAGCACCATTTACATCAGTTTTAAATCTTGATGAAATTGTTGAAACATATGGTAAAGGTTCAATTTTAGCTTCCGGTTTAATTATTGATGGATTACATTATTTTAATAATAACTTATGGTTAGCAACAGACACATTATTAGATGATTCTATTGCAATTACCGGTACAAGAGAACAAGTATTGTTAAAGAAGTATTGGATATCAAGAGCAAAGAAATTTGCAAAGAATTACTTCAAAGGTGATTTAAAGAAAATGGTTTATTGTTTAAAAGACGTACACTTATTCTATAAGTGGGAAACCATTACTCGTCAATTTAAAGAAGTTGATTTTGGTACTATTTTGGATAAACCACAATACAAGAACATTTCCGATTATGCGGCACAAGCTTGTAGTGGAGCACAATGTGATGTAACAAGTATCTAATGAAATTGGAGGAAGGAGTAGATTACTACATAGATGAGAAGTCGGGGCTTATGGTCCTGACTTCTTTCTTTTTACAGAAGAGAGGATATTGCTGTTCCAATGGATGTTCAAATTGTCCATACGACCCACCCCGCACAATCAAAGGAAATACAAAATTGAAAGAGGATACATAACCATTTTGTGTTTGTTTATATTTATTGAATATGGCGACAACATACGGTATTGATTATCCATTTAAAGACAGTCTTAAGGGCGATTATCTGAACATGACAGAAATCCCCGAGAAAGAGATTAGAGCTAACCTAATACACCTTATATTAACAAGGAGAGGTAGTAGATATTATTTACCTGATTTCGGTACAAGAATCTATGAGTTTATCTTCGATCAAAATGATTCCATTACCCACAATTTAATAGAAGAGGAAATAAGAGAAGGTGTTAAGAAGTTCATTCCAAATTTGGATATTAATACTATTTCAATAATGTCAGCTGAAGATGACCCAAATCAAGGTAGAACTTTCTCACAAGAAGAAGATGAGAGATTATTTAGGGTTTCAGATGAATCGACTAAACCATATACTGCGGTAGTTAAAATAGATTATACCGTTAATAACGGATCATTTTCAACATCCGACTTTATAATTTTAAACATATAAAATGAGTAAACAAATATCATACGCAACCAGAGATTTCCAAGGATTAAGAAATGAATTGGTAACATTAACCAAAGATTACTATCCTGATTTAGTTAAGAACTTTAACGACGCATCGATTTATTCTGTGTTATTGGATATTAATGCTGCGGTTGCGGATAACCTACATTTTCACATCGATAGAGTTTGGCAAGAAACTATGTTAGATTTTGCACAACAAAGACAATCATTATTTCACATTGCTAAAACTTATGGTTTAAGATTACCCGGTGTAAGACCTTCAGTTGCGTTATGTGACTTTTCAATTACAGTACCAGTTAGAGGAGATAAGGAAGACACCAGATATTTGGGTTTATTAAAAAGTGGAGCACAAGTTTCAGGTGCTGGTCAAATATTTGAAACCTTGGATGATATTGATTTTTCAATACCGTTTAACAAAAGAGGTGAACCTAATAGACTAAAAATACCTAATTTCGATTCAAACAATAGATTAGTATCATATACCATTACAAAAAGAGAGGCGGTTGTTAACGGAATTACAAAAATATATAGAAGAGTTATTAATCAAATAGACCAAAAACCTTTCTTAAAATTATATCTACCAGAACAAAATGTGTTAGGCGTAACATCGGTTATACATAAAGACGGTACAAACTTTGCAAGTAATCCAACATCAAGTGAGTTTAATAGTACAGTTAATAAGTGGTATGAAGTAAAATCATTAATTGAAAATAAAGTTTTTGTTCCAAATCCAACGGCAGTTTCGGATACGAAAAATTTTACCGCAGGTACATTTATTGATGTTAATAATAAATTTGTTACAGAATACACACCTGAAAACTACTTCTCATTAACATTTGGGTCAGGTACTGTTAATCCATTGGACAATTTGGATAACTATATAACCGGAGATTTAAAAGTCAATTTGGCAAGTTATTTAAATAATTTATCTTTAGGTCAAACACCAAAACTAAATACAACATTATTTGTTAGATATAGAGTTGGTGGAGGTAAGGATAGTAACTTAGGTGTTAATGTAATTACGAATGTGGATGATGTTGAGTTTAATGTTTCAGGACCTGTGGCGTCAGTCAATTCACAAGTTGTAGGATCACTTAGAGTTGTGAATATAACACCAGCAGTTGGCGGCGCAGACGCTCCAACGATAGAAGAAATACGTAACATGGTGTCATATAACTTTGCGGCACAAAATAGAGCCGTAACCTTAAATGATTATAAATCATTAATTGAAACAATGCCATCAACATACGGTGCACCAGCTAAAGTAAATGTAATGGAGGAAGATAATAAAGTTAGAGTTAAATTATTATCATATGATGAAAAGGGCAATTTAACTGATACCGTATCTACCACATTGAAAAATAATATTTTATCATATCTTTCAGAATATAAAATGATTAATGACTTTATTGACATTGTAAGTGGTCAAGTTATTGATTTAGGTTTAGAAGTCGATTTAAACATTGATAAAAACGCAAACCAAACCGATGTTGTACAAACAGTTATTGATAATGTAATCTCTTATTTTGATATCAGTAAACGTAAAATGGGCGATCCATTATTTGTGGGAGATTTAAACAAAATTATTGGTAATGTATCGGGTGTTGTAAACCTTATTGAAACAAGAGTTTTCGGTAAAACGGGAGGTGAATATTCGTCCGCAGAAATTTCCACTAGTTATAAGGACGCTAATACAAAAGAAATTAACCAATCTGATAGTATCATATTTATGAAATCAAATCAGATATTCCAAATTAGGTTTCCAAATGTAGATATTAGAGTGAGAACTAAAACTTTAGGAACGGCTACATACTAAAATGTTTTTTCGTTATAATAATAGAAAATCGTATGCTTTCTATTTATTATAAGAATTATGCAAAAACATAGAATTTCAACCAATTTAGGGATCAACCAAAAGATCACAGTAGAGTTAAAACAAGATTTTGATGTGTTGGAGATTTTATCTTTAAAATTCTCTCAACAAGAAGTATACACCTCAATATGTTCTGACTATGGCGTGGTTTGTGGTAGAGTTACCGCAAATAACGGATTTGGTCTTGGAAATGCTAGAGTTTCAATTTTCATACCTCTTTCCGCAGAAGATGAGGAAGACCCAGTAATATCAAAATTGTACCCATACAAAGAGGTAACAGATAAGGACGACAACAATTACAGATATAACTTATTACCGTCAAGACAACAACATGGCGGACATGCACCAACCGGAACATTTCCAGACCAAAGTGAGATTTTAAGTAGAGAAGAGGTTTTAGAGGTATATGAAAAATATTACAAGTTTACAGTAAAAACGAATCCTGCGGGTGACTTCATGATATGGGGAGTACCTGTGGGTAATCAAACAATACACGTTGATGTTGATCTATCAGACATCGGTTGTTTTTCATTAAGACCATATGATCTACAAAGATTAGGTATTGGTGTTGATGGTTTTAAAAACAAATATACATTTAAGTCATCAGAAGACTTAGACTCATTACCACAAATTGTGAGTTTTGATAAATTAATCGAGGTTTATCCATTTTGGGGTAACGAAGAATTGTGTGAAATTGGTATAACAAGAACCGATTTTGATTTGTCCGAGAGAGGCGTTAATATAAAACCAACAGCATATTTGATAGGTGGTGTTTATACCGATAATGGTAAAAATGCAATCAACAAGAATTGTACACCCAGAAAAAAAATGGGTAGAAAGTGTGATTTGACAGCTAAGTCGGCGAATATTGAAGCCATTAGATTTTTACCGATTAAAGACGATACGGGCAAACCTTATCTAGAATATCTACCAATAGACGAAGACGTACCAGATGACGGCGGGTTTGTTTTACCATTAGAAATGAACATGGACTATATTATTACTAATGAGTTTGGTGAAAATGAATATACAAACGATTTTAATAAAGGTATCGCAACATCGGCATGTTATCGATTCAGATTTAATCTAAACGACAAAGGAGTTGAACGAGCAAGAAATAATGCTGATTACTTAGTTCCAAATATCAGAGAGTTTCAAAACGATATCGATAGCTCATATTATTTTGGAATAGATTGGAGCGGATATCCACAAAATGCAGTTAGCGTCAATTCCGATTACGGAATTTTATATAATGAAGATGGGCAGTTTAATCCGAGAGATTATTTTTATAGATTTAATTATAATAAGGTTTATACAATATCTTCTTTACAATCATCATACGTAAAAGAAGGTTTTTTTGGTAGAGAACAATTTTTAGGATTAAAAGAATTAGTTCCCGCGGAGGAAGAAGATTGTGCAGATAATGAAACACCCCCCGTTAATTTTGGAATAAAAAATTATACATTTACATTATTAATTGCCGATTTTTTATTGAGTTTAGATTATATTATTAAATGGATCACATTACAAGCTTTGAATTTTTTAGTTAAAGATGTATTAGGACCGCTCGGAGAAATTATAATTGATCTTGGAGGAGGTAGATCAATAAGAAGGGCGGCAAGTTTATTACAAATCAACAATACAACTAAATTGAGTTTAGTTAATTTTCCTGAATGTGAAGAATGTTCAACTGAAGATATTGTTGTTGGTGGAGGTGGTGACACCGCACCATTGGTAAATTGTAAGGTTGCGGAAATTACCTTAACTGGTATTACAACAAACACATTTGATCGAATTATAGAATTGGGTAATAGTATTAATAACATTACCGGATTTACCGGTAACACATACTGTATCAACCAAGGTGCAACAGCGGTAAACGATTTTTCAGAATTAACAGCGGATCAAACTCTATACGCACTTCAATTTGGTGATAGAGTTATGTTTCTTGACCCATCATTAGGTGGTTCATATATCTACGAAGATGCGGGTGTTTACAAATTGAACGACAGAGATTTTCTTTTTAATCAAAACATTGAGTATGTTGTTAGTGTTAGAAAAATTGGTGTATTTGAAACAAATCCAACTACAACAACTCAATTAGAAAGCGGTTGTGATATATATGACACATTATATGACGAAACATTAGCAACTGGTTATTTTGTTACATCAGGTGGTGGTAGAACGTACAAACCAACATTATCAATTGGTGATGATGTACAATCAACATTAATTTCAGGAAATGCTACCAGTGTCTCAGGAAGTGATCCATATGGACCACCAATAAATGGTTTGGCACAATGTAGAGATATGGAAAGTGAAGTTTTTTATCTTCACACAGCAACACCAAGTAAAAGAAGTGAATTTGCAAATGGAGTATTTTATATTGTACCAGGGACACAATCTTCAGCAAGATTAAGTGCCCTATTAAGAGAATATTATAGAAGAAAGAGAGTGGGTAAAATGTTTTGTGGTGGAATCGTAAATTATAGTTTTATTGATAATTGGTTATCTGGATCATTATATTTTTTCCAATTTAAAGCAAAAAAAGTTAGTAGAGGTGCGGAATCATTAATTAAATATTGTCGAGATGTTGTTAGATTTGTAAACAGTCAACAAAGATTTTATTATCGTTCTGCTTATACAACTAATGGTACAACATTTACAAGAATTAATAAAACATTAGGAAGACCAACAACAATTGTTGACTTAGG